CGGTATTCATCATCAAAAAATCAAGATATATACCTGCGTTAACAGCCAAATTATACATATTGCCATTATATTGTATAGGGAAATTTGTTGATGATGATGAAATATATGAGCCATTTTTAATGCCTGTATTAAACCAATTATCATAATCATTATTAGGATCTCCGCCTGTAACACCATCTTTTGCACATATATAAATACTATTATCAGCACTGTTATAAACCAAATCTCCTGAATTATGTATATCATTTACATTCCATGCATTAGGAACGGTAACAGCCCATCTACGGTATTTGATATTTCTCCAATCAGTATATACGTCATTATTATACACAGTATCGATTCTCCTGTATATAATCCCTTTTGTTGATCCAATACTGTTATTGGGTATTTGATAATATATAATATCATCAGTCCTTATTATACTTGAACATATAGGATTTATAGCCCTACTTGAGATTGCTGTAAGCAATAATGGCTCTACAAATCCTGACTCAATATTTTCATTAGTAACAGGTCTTGTATATGTCGTCATATAATCAGTTAATAAATATTGCTGTCCAGCTACAAATTCACCATTATCGTATAAAGTATAAAGATCATCATAAAGTATTTCAATAATACCACCGCCGCTTCCGCTACCAAGTGCAACCCATTCCCCATCAAATTTATGGTAGAACTCATCACCAGTAATATTATTATGCCACATTTGTCCAACAGATATAAAAGTTAAAGCATTATCAGTATTCAAAGGGTCTCTATCAGCAAACAATTTAGGCTGAACCTTTCTCTTTGGCGGCACAGGTGGCAACGTGGTTGTTGTCGTGGTTGTTGTCGAGGTTGTAGACATCGGGACTGTATTGTTTATAGCATAATTTCCCTCTGCAACAGAGTTATTGCTACTATCAGCAAGAGCATATTGAGGAATATATACAGAAACGCTATCGTCATATGATATTATATCGGTGTCTATTGTGATAGTTGTAGTCCCGTATACATGTGGAATGCGCTTTACTGATTGCTGACCATTAATGAATATGATCATACTACCCAATGTCATATACTCATATACGTTCGTATTAAAGTGTATGATTATTCTATCATATTCGGTACTTGAGTTAACTATATGAGGAAATGGACTAACGGTGGTTGTCGTAGTTGTGGTTGTCGGAGGCAACGTGGTTGTTGTCGTGGTTGTTGTGGTTGTGGTTACAACCTCAGTTATATTAACGGTGTTATTAGCTTGTAAATATTGAATATCTCCATCAGGATTTCCGCCATTCACAGTCATCAATTCAATTGGGATTGTCAAGCTAATTGTATTGCCAATATTATTAGCAAAAACAAAATTACTATCTGCTGTTGATCCTAAATTAACACATGATGATAAATTAAAAAATGTTGCCGCTATACAGTTATTAAAACAGCTATCAACGACAGATATCAAAGATGGTAAATTAAAAGACGTTGCAGATGTACAGCTATAAAATAAATATGCGCCAGAATTGGCTAAAGACGGTAAATTAAAAGACGTTGCAGATGTACAGGCATTAAAACAGCCAAATCCAGCTGATACAATGCATCCTAAGATATCATTAACAGAAATTAATGTCAAATTCGAATTAAATATATCGTCCTTTAAATGAATGTTTGCTCCACCGAATAATTTAACGGTACTATCAAGAACCTCTACAGATGTAAACGCTGTACCATTATTAGGTAAGTCAAAAAATGCATTCCAAAAACTCACATCAGTTGACGACCCGCCTATCAAGGTATCGGCATTAGCTATATCATTAAATGTCAACTCTAAAGGATAATAAACTAAATTATAGTTTATATAATTTCTTGAATATAAATCACTTATATCACCATCAGGATTTCCGCCGTTAATAGTCATTAATGCTGCTGGTATTGTTAGGCTTATATTTCCACCGCTAATATTATAAAAAACATTATTATTACCTAAATCAGTTCCTAAATTAGTACAAGAGGATAGATTAAATGAATTAGCTGCTGTGCATCCGCCAAAACAACTATTTCCAGCAGTTAATAGTAATGGCAATTCAAACGTATTTATGGAATTACAGCCATAAAAACATTGATCCCCAGCAGTTGCTAATGTGGGTAGATTTAAAGTATTAACTGACGTACAACCATAAAAGCATTGGTCTCCAGCACTCACAATACAATTAGTATCGCTAATAGAAAGCAGAGCTAATCTGTTTGCAAATAGCGAATCCTTTAAATGAATATTTGCGCCGCCAGCTAATATTACTGTATTCACATCGACAGATACGTTATTAATAGGCGTGCCATTATTAGGCAAGTCAAGGAATGTATTCCAAACATTAATATCTGACGATGATCCACCTATTAAGGCGTCAGCATTACTTATATTATCAAAAACTAAACTAAATGATGCCATTATATATATTTTTTTTATTTATTATTATTTTGTAATTCTAATATCATAGAATTCGTCAATTCATTGATATATTTGAAATCGTTGATATATTTTTATCATAGAATTCGTCAATCCATTCAACAAAAATAGTACTATTAACTCCGACAAATATTCTATGATTATAATTCGAATCATATATTTCAGAGGCTAATTCAGGCTGTGTAGTTAAATCAATTTCAGAGACATTATTATCAAATTCGCAATTTAACATGCTCTCGCCTATAACGCAGTTAGCAACATTATTTTTTATAGTATTACTATAAAAATTATTATTAATGTTATTACCATGAAAACCTACGCCTATAGAATTATAGCCAAAATCTCTACCAATAATGTTGTTCTGAAAGCCACTATCAGTGGTATTATTCGTAAAGCCATAACCAATTATGTTGTTATTATTACCACTACCAAAAGTATTATTATATAAGATTTCATCAATAAAATTATTTCCAAAATCTCCGCCGAATGTATTATAGTTTGACAGCTTGAATATATTTCCATAAAAATTTGATGAAGCCTTTGATGACATAAATTCATATGCGAATATGTTATATGAACAAAAATCATCAAAATTATTATTTGAAAAATTAGAGTATACTGTATTACTGTAAAAGCCAAAGCCAAAAGTATTCATAATGATTTGTGTTGAGCTATTTAGAAAAAATACATTATTTGTAAGTAAACTTCCTGATGCATACCAATTATCAGAATCATCCTTATATGATTGAAAATGATTCGACAGACATGATTCCTCGTATGTATTATTAAATCCTGATGTGGGGTCAACATCAAATGTTTTAACGTCAATATATTTATCACCAGCTGAAAATTCACCGTTACCATTAATATAATCAAATTCAGCAACAAAAAATCCATGTGTATTCATAGGCATAACAATCAGCCATTTAGTCTCAACATTAGATGATGGATTAAAATTTAAATTATTGTCAGCTTTTGACTTATAAAGTATATTATTATATATAACATATTTACCTACGCCATATGGAATATTATTAACCCAACTATCAGTGTTTGTAGACCATCTACGATATTTAACATTTCTAAAATCATAACCCATATAATTATCGTTAAGCGTATCGTGTCTAAAATTGATCACACCTTTAAATCCACTAACAACGTTTTGGTTCTTAGCATACCCATTTCTATAGTCACTGTAATTTGAAAATGCAGGATCATAAAGCCAGTTATTTGGATTCCAATCATAATAAATAATATCCTGTGGATATTCTGCTGATCGTGCAAATTTATCTAAATTATAATTATCATTAGCTGTTACGATAAGTTCCTCAGTAGTACCTATATTGATAAAGTCTTCTGGATAGCCGTGATACTCATAGTAATATGATATATCGGTAGTGAAGAATTGATTGAACATATCATAAGGAAGCGAATCTTGAGCACTTATGCCATTCAATTCGGCAGTATATACACCAGATTCTAAACCTCTTAATATCACTATATTTGAGAAATCCACATTATCAATACTGCTAAAATCATAACTAATCATAGTTGACGTTGTTTCGCCTCCCTCAGTATATGTGAATTCCTCTGAAAATAAGGATACGTATGTTTCGCCCCCTATTTTAGTACCTTCATCAAATAAGCCAAAAGCAACGCAATAATATGTTATAGGATTAGAGCCTACAGCATCTGGAAGAACAACAATATTCGTCGGTGCTGGCACTGGCTTATCATAATCAAGTAATACGTTCATATTAGCATAATCAAGCATATTATGCACTGTGGCATAATCAGTAATACGATATTGAGCACCTGCTGTTAATTCGCCGCCATCAATCATATTAGCTAACTCATAATAGGTGACGTCTATAACGCCTACACTTCCAACTGCTTTAACCACTAAGTTAATTCCATCTGGAAACCAATACTCTACTCCCATTACATTGACTGTAAGTCCTTCATGTAAGACAGATTGAGCAAGCTCACTTAAAACCTGTTGAACATTTTCGTAAGGTCTATTAGCTCTATTAAAATATCTCGCACCATCTGGTTTGGCTGCGTTTATGTTTATGTTATCACTTAATTGTATTGCCATTTTATGATCTTTTTAAAGTTATTGATAATATTGGTGTGCGATAATTTGTTATATATATCCAATATGGAACATTTGTCCATAGTCCAGTTGCCGACGTTAATAATACACTTTCACCTGTATCAAATAAGTTGCTCGATCCACCAATACTACCACTATTAAGAGCTGTTATAAACCAATTTGTGTATTGTGTATTTCCTGTTTGAGGAATTGCAATCCAGCTATAGTCAGTAGCAGCTGAATTAATTGCAAACACTGTATCACCATTGCTAAGCACAATTCTCTTATTAGAATTAACGATATCAAGCGATGACGACGAAGGTCTATCAGCCTGTGCAATGAATCCAGAAAATACAGGATAAATTGACCTGAATGTAAATGAATTACTTAAAATTGTCTGACTATTAGTATTTTCAGACTCAAGTCTATATGTTTTTGTAATTGGCGTTGAATTATTTATCGTTAATGTGCTAACCTTGCTCGTAAGACCAAAAACATTAATTCCAGATTCAATTATAGAATTATCTCCAGTATCTCTAATTAAGCCTATATTAGATTTAATATTTGAGCTGTTAGTTTTAGACCATGTAAATGTTTTCAATCCTGATAAATTAGTACCAACCTCAACCAATCCAGCTTGACCAGTAATTGCAAAACTTGCCAATGTAGGCGTTTGATAAGGATATAGTAAGCCATCAAACATTTGTTGCATGGTTGCGCCAGAAAATGTGCTGCCAGCATTCCATCCACCTAAAGCCGACGGTGTTGGAGTTTGATTTGTATACACTGTGGTTGATGTACTACCACTGCCAACAACTATATGATTAATACGAATACCGAGGTCAATATCAGCTTGATGTAGGTCAATATCAGCTTGATGTAGGTCAATATCAGCTTGATGTAGCTCAGTAATGCCAGAAGCGATTGAGTTCAGTTCGGCAAAATTATCGTTAATATCTTTGGCAAATACTCTACCAGTTGTAACCCCATCGATTATATGTATGGTTTTCATTAATAATTTGTTTTATATAAATACTAATTATATGATAATGTCACATAATAATGCCATTATTATCATATAATAATGGCATTATTAACGTTTTATATTAAAATATTGCGGTCTTATACATTAACCTTGAGGTATCAACGCCCAAGAATAAAAATTTGCCACCATCGGGAGATGTCACAACTTCCATTAGATTGCCTATATGTGCTGTGCCTTGTAATACTGTTGTCTGAAATGCGCCATTCAGTTCCATCGTTAATAAATTTATAGACAATATATATACGAAATCACCTGCAACTGCAATTGAAGCGTAATAAGTATCTAAGCCGTCATAACAGTATGAAGTTCCAGCCGAAAATATTTCAGATTGCGGCGAAAAGATCATTGATATATCCCATATATCGTTCACTATATCATATCTATCAATTGTATTTGTATTTCCTCCACGTGGAGATATTAGCCATCTACCCTTATCATGGGTTGTGCCATACAACCATCTTAATGATGTGGCTGTGGCACGTGTAGATTCGCCTAATATTGTATATGTTGTTGTCGCATCTGGAGCAACGCCAACAGCACCAAATGTCAAAACAGTTGCAGTATTAGACGCTATTGTACTTTCCTGTCTTTGTCCAGTACCCGATGTAAAAACAACTCTTTTGCCAGCCCATTTATTCACAGTCCAATTCTTTGTAGTGTCTCCCAATGTTGTAAGCGCAAATGTGCCGTTAGCAGTCCCATGTGCTCCCATAACAGCATATTTTGTCGTAGAATCTGGCGTAAATCCTGGCGTAGTGAGAGTTAGAGTTGAGGCATCATTGGCTGAAATAGCTATTTCACTACCTACGCCAGTGCCTGCAATAATTCTAACCTTATAACCAAGGAACTGATTAACCTGCCAATTCTTACTCGTGTCAGTTAAAGTAACAGATGTTCCACTTGCTGCATGCCCTTCGCCATTTTCAGAAATTAGATCATACATTCTATCCCTGCCAAATCCTTCAGGCCCATGAATAGCATATCTTGATGTACCGTTGACACCTGCCACAATGGTCGCAACTGTTAATGTTGTTGCTGTATTTGATGTAATTCTTCTTAATTGTGTGGTTGGTGACGTACCTGCGACGTCAAGTTTAACAATTTTGCCAACATGTTCATTGACAACCCAATTCTTTGTTGAATCTACAATCAATACAACACTATTCACAAATGATGGTACAATTGTAAGTGTAGCTGTTGTCACAAGATCAAAAGTGGTTAATGAATCAATCGCAAGTATAGAATACGGTGCGTTCCATGCAGACTCATTACAACCTGCAACAGTAACAGTGTCTCCCTTATAAAAATTTACATTGCTGACAGTTGTCATTCTTGCAACAGTTCCAACAGTGGTTATATTTACCGTTAAAGCATTATTACCACCACCTGAAATAATTGTGGTAGCTTTACCTGACCCTGTGGTATAATTCAATCCAGCTGAATATAATGATACCGATTCAACTGCCCCACCAGTACTTATAGATTCAACACGTCCCTTTCCAACAGTACCGACAGTCGTAATGTTAAATAAATCACCAACGGCATATCCTGAGCCTTTCACTGTTGGCGTTGGGTTTAACACTTTAATTCCATTAGGATTTATAACGCCAGAGAATATAGCCTGAGCCTCCTGACCTGGATATGAGATAGATGCGTTTCTAGTTTGTCCCAAATCTATTGACGGCCCCGTTATCCATTGATCAAAATCAATACAATACTGGTAAATAGATGAAGCATTATTGCCCACAACATATATTTTTTTAGTTTCTCCACGTATTTCATATGTCGATGTCGCATCTGGCTGCACTAGAAACGGATGTTCAACTTCATAATAATTCACTCCGTTAGATACTATACGATTTTTCATACCCATACCAGTGCCACTTGTTATTCTTAGCTCATAATTACAATATCGATCAATCTCAAGTGTTTTCGATGTATCTGTTAATGTTCTAGTGGTTGTTGAAGTTGATGTGCCAGATTCATATGGCGTTGCTCTTGTTATTATTTCCATTGAAAAGTCTGTACCTAATGCTGCCAATAACAATCCACCTATAGCTGTTTTTGTTGTCCAAGTATCCGATAATACATCGTAAAACTGTAATGAACTAAATGGTGCACCAGCTACTGCTGATAACATATAAACTCCGCCACCCTTTACTACATAAGATGACGACGCATCAGGTACAACTGTCCAGTCAGAATCAACTGTGATAATAGATGATTCTATATAATAGTTTGATTGCGAACCAGCCGTTGAAGCAGGTAAAGCGTAAGGTGCTGTTGCTGAAAATGCTGTATTATTCCAAACTTCAAGCTGCTGATAATTCGGGTCTTGAAAATACAACGTGCTTGCGTCATTATATAAAACCTTTCTAATCTGACTCAAACCAGTATTTGCAACGATTCGTACTTGATATCCGATCCATTGATTTATTTCCCATTTTTTTGTTGTGTCTCCTATAGATGTTGCGGAAGCTGATGTCACAATGCCAGATTTTTCAACCTTAACACCTGTGGAATTAGTTATAGTTCTCTCCTGACCAACACCTTTGCCTTGCATTATTTTTATAGTTTCGCCCACCAATATATCGCCATTTAATCCAGCAATTTTCATAACATTTGTACCGCCAGATAAGCAATTACCTCTATAACCATCATCGGCTGTAAATTTAATACATGATGCGGTTACAGCTGCGATAGGTGGCGAAGCCAATTTAATATGAGTATCTTTCCATGTGTCATATTTATAAAATAATGTGCCAGCAAGATAATATATATATCTTCCAAGCGTATCTTTAGATACCGTCATCGAAGATGTTGCACTTGTTGCTGTTCTAAATTGAGCAGTCGGAAGCCATAATGGAGTATCCCAAACTTTTTTTATTGTCATAATTATATTTTTTATTTATACTAAATTTCTCAATGTATTAAATGCTATATGTGCTATGTTAAATTGTTGGTCTAAAGCATTTAATCCACCAATATTGGTTTGATTTGTTAATGTTGCTAATGTTGCACTTGCGCCTAAATTGGTTACAGTTCCGACTGTCGTAACATTTGTTAATGTTGGCAATGTTCCTATACTGAACACATCTAAACTCAATCGTCCAGTACCCCCAACTGTAACGCCTAATGGTCTGAGTAGCTGAAGTATTTGTCTTGCAAGAGCATTATCATTATCCAGCATTGTATTCAATGTTAATTGCAATGCCGCCAATGCAGCTGAATTCCCATCATCATAAAAAATCTGCAAACTATCGGTGTTAGACATTCCAGATGTGTTATATGTTAATGTTAAAACATTATTTACAACAGTGCCTCCAAGCAAGTTATTGGCAAAGTTATAAATAATAATGTTATCAACAACATTTGTTATCAATAATATTCCGCTTATATCCACAGATGCATAGTCTGTAAATGTTATTGTTTTTGCATTTTTATCAAATAAATAATTATCTATACGTAGTTTCATTTATAATGTGTTTTATCCCAATGCAATGCTGTAAGCAATTGCTAATGTTTCGCTAATTCCCGATCCGCTGCCAGCTGTAAGATATGTGTTATCATCTATACTACCGTCAGCCTTTAAAAACTGTGAAGCCGTTCCATTTTTTCGAATGAAATTATCACTCTTAACGTCTCCGTCAATATTCAGGTCTTCAAATATTTGTTTCTCGCTCATAGTTTTAAAAATAAATACTGATATTATCCAACAACGATAACCCTATAAGCAACCCCATTCAAAGGTGCATTATTAAAATTAAGCGTCAATGTGTTTAAATCTGTAATTGTTTCACTCACCTCAACTTTAGCCAATGTGGATGCATTTAAAACGGATGCAACAATATCTAAGGTTTTTAAGCCATGCGTTATGGTAAATGTTGTTGTCACATTATTGCCAGAAATGGTTGTTGCATATTTTGCTGTTAATATACCTGCTGTCGGTAATGTTATATTTGTAGTATCTGTGGTATTAATAATAGTGTCTGACGATCCACTTAAAGTTAGATTTCCTTTAACAGTTATAGTTTTTGCACCATTATTAATACCTGTGCCGCCATAGGTAGGATCAATAATAGTACCATGCCACGTACCTGTTGTTATAGTACCTAGAGTTGAAACGCTGCTAAGTTTTGATGGAACTATTGCTTTTGATGTATCAACAGCAGCAGCGACCTCTAAAGCCGTAGCAATCGCAATAATACCTTGAGCACCTTCACTTGCTGATACAATGTCAGGTATATTTTTATTTACCAATGTCCAATCGGATAATGTTGTGGGAGAATTCACTTCAGCAATGATCATATCGCCGACCTGAACAGGCTCAGTAAAAAATGTGCCATTGGTTGTAACAGTATATGTCCAGCCTTTAGTTATCCCTGTTATTGGAGTTGAGTCGAGCATTGGGGAGTTGGCGGCAGCATCGTATCCTGACTGATAGACTAACGCACCAGTCACAACACTATCTATATAAGTTTTAATTGCTTTAGCTGTTGCTAAAGTGTCATCACTAGCACTAACAGTTGTTAAATCCGAATCAATTAAAATGGCTTGAATATCTCCAGCAATTCTACCCAATATGCTATTTACAGGTAATGTGATAGCACTCATACTCGCAGCCTGTTTCGCCAAAACTGAGTATGCACCATAATCATTAGATAGAACTGTGCCCATTAATCTATCATACAATGCTTTAGATAATAATCCAGCATTTATGGTATCAGCAACAGGCAACACAGTGCCAGAGCCAGTACTACTATTAATAGTGATACCTGTTGGCGTCGGCGTATTTGTAAGATTTGTGCCTGTACCACCAGCGATCCATGCAGTGCCAGTCCAATTATATGCCAATTTATCAGCTGTATTCCAGTAGGTAAAGCCAGCATCATTAATAGTTAATGTTGGGTGCGTAGCTAAATTTTGTAATTTGAGATTCAATAATTGATTTTTATTTAAATCAATATCAAATAGATAATCTCTTTTTGCCATAAGTATTTCTTGTTTTATTTTTTCATGTATTATTTTTAATTTAGTTCAGCAAATCCACTGAAACCAGCTGAAAATGTTACGATAATATTATAATTATCAATATATTGTATAGCTCCCTCAACAACTGATCCAGCACTATCTGTGATTGTTACCGATGGCTTTTTATTCATAGTATGCAATATGTGCCAGATATCTGAGGGAATACTTTGTTCAAATCTGAAATAATGCACTGGACTTATTTGCATTTCTGTATTTGGGCTATTACTAATAATAATAATACCTGAATTTCCGTCACGCATACCAGAAGATACTGGCATAATATCAACAAACTCTAATACATTCTCATGACTATCACTCAATATTAAATCTCCAGACATAGTTCCCATAATTTAATAATTTTTAACACTGTTATCGTTTAATTCTATATTTGTAATATTAATAACAAATATTCTATCAAATATACCATCATCAATATCGCTAATATCTGTCCATTGAAATTTTATCTCTGCGAACAATATCTCATTGCTATGCGGCGACGTGATCTCATTCGGAACAATAAAGTCATAGATGAAATCATTAACATATATTAATGGTCTCCATCCAGCCTCAGAAGCTTTCTTATATTTAGCCAACTCAACGCTTGGGTTATTTCTACTCTTAATTACGACCTTTATATCAAGCATATCCGATAAATTTTTATATGTACCGTCAATATTCCTGTATTTTATAGACTTTCTAATATCTGAGCCTGCATTTATCTGTGTAAATGTTACTGGCTGATTTAATCGTCTGATTAATCTACCGCCATTTATTACAGAGAGATCATAAGCCGAATTGGATAACGCTAAAATAATGGCATTTTGTCTAACCTCATTATTTGCTAATGCCTTATTATAAATTCTAAGCTTCTGAATATTACCGATATAAGAACTATTGAAATTGTGTTCGATAAGTTGATCGTATTTCGATGGGTCAAGAGTTAAAGAAGTCTTATCAAAGTCAGTATAATGTAACGAATGTTTCAATCCGAATGATCCGCCACCCCAGCTTATATTATATGGTACACCCAATTGTTTTTCATCGTCATTTTTCAATCCTCTAAAATAGAATTCATCGAAATCAGATATTCCCCAGAATAAGCCACCATTGATATAAATGCTTAACGTTCCCTTTCTTTGAGCATAGCATTGTGCTTTATTCGGATCATAATTCTGAATTATGCTATCAGGAGTGAAGACGATATCTATTAAAGACCATCCGATTCTGCTAATAATATTCGGTGATACAACATACATCACATTGCCCTGTGCATTGACATATCGTATTCCGATTCGTTTATCAGAAGTAATTTCGAAAGCAATTATATTATTCTTGATGTTATCAATTTGCATTGTGTCAATATCAACAACGACAGCGTATTCTTCTGGCTGTCTAAATGATGTGTATGTTGCGTCAAGCTTATCATATCCAGCAAGATAATGTAATTTGGATGTAGTTATACCAGATAAAGTATAGGTATAGCCAGTTTCTTTTGCGTTGTATAGTATTGTCGTGCCACTAACGGTTATAGTTTCTCCGAAATATGCCTGTGAATATTTATCCTCTGCTCTTAAGCCCATTAGGTAAAATATGCCAGCACTTTGGGGAAGTATTTCGATTAGCGTTTCAATTGTGATGCCATCATTATATCTCGATGGAAGTAATTCGTAGTCATAGCCGTCCAGCTTGAAAAAGCCTTGAAAATAGCCGTTTACCAAGCTCATGTAGTTACCAACAGATGTTCCTGTTACGGCATTTAACTCGTAACCGTCATAGTTAATACTATCGCCAGATACTGAATAATACCCAACACGATCCATAATCATTTTATTGTCTGACGGATCAATGTAGAAACCATCGCCAATATGTGAAACTCTACCATTGTCGATTGCAGTTAAGCCAAAATCAGGTAAAGTTAATGCATTTACAGTTACATTACTTAAGCCATTAATACTCTTAATAATGTATTCATTACCGAAGTTCCATGATCCGCTATCGCAGATATCTATATTCACAGCTAAACTGTTTACCAACTCTCTATTTATATCCATTTTATTGCTTAAATGTATTTAATATATAAATACTAATTTATTATATTGTGGGACAGTATTTATAATAAAAAATTACGTTGAGAAACCAAACAATAAATATTTTGATATGAATCGTATTAATAAGGATAATGTTACAGAATTAATTAAGGAAGTATTAGAGCCAGAAGAGGTAAATATCAACTCCTTAAAAATGCAAACAACTCTAAATCCTGTGATATGGGATGAGAGAGGTGCTTTACGACCAGAGATTAGAAAACAGTTATTATTGAATGCCAGACGATTTATTGAGTTCTGTGATATTGAGTCAATGAAATATAATGATATTATTCTCACAGGTAGTATGGCAAATTTTAATTATAATGCTACTTCGGATATTGATATTCATATCGTACTAGATTTTGATCAAATCTCTGATAATGAGGAATTCGTCAGAGACTATTTTAAATTAAAAAAAGACTTGTGGGCTAATAAACATGACATTACTATTAAAGGATACGACGTTGAGATTTATGTTCAAGATACTGATGAACCTCACAAATCAACTGGAATGTATTCTCTGATCAAAAACGAATGGATTGCTAAACCGTTGAAGAAAATTGTGAATATTGATACTAAAACAGTTATGACTAAAGCCAACGATATAATGCAAGCAATTGACGAACTTGGCAATATAAAGGATAATGAACTATTCTATAAAACCTATACTAAGTTCTTGCATAAGCTAAAAAACTATAGACAGGCAGGCTTAGATACTAATGGCGAGTACTCTGTGGAAAATCTGGTCTTCAAGATTTTGAGAAATAATGGTTATCTGAAAAAACTAATCGATGAAAAAAATAAACGTATTGATTACGAACTCACTTTAGATCAGTAAAATAAATAATATAAAAATAATGTTTATTTTACTAAAAAATAAACTATTTATAAGAAACTTAGTAAATAAGAAATAAAAACGATAAAAATTTTATAATGAAAAAAAATACATCTAAAGAGGCGTTTTGCAACAGACTCCAAGAATTATCTGATATTAAGGATTTTAAATCAAAATCTAACGACAGAAATATCGGTACACTAATTGACATTGAGAGAAACAGCGACGGCGTCGCTTTTGGTATTGTAAAGGAAAACCACAATTATTATATTAAAAGAGGCGGAACTAAACAAAACCTTGACGCATCAGACTTTTGCTATATCGGTGGTCTTGAGAATATCACATCATATCAGTTTCATACTCTTGCTGAATCTGAAAAACAAAGAAACTATATGATCGCTGAAATGAATCAGTCAGCTGGTATTCGCGTCAACGCATCTGTAAGTAAAATGATTATAAGCGAAGATGTTGCTGGCGAACATATTAAGAATGCCGAAGCTTCTTTGGACACTTTAGAAGCTGCTACGGCTGCTGAAAAAAGCTCACCAGAGATCACAGCAAATGATGGCGGCAACATGGGTGCTGGCGATATGGGTGACGGAAGCGAAGCTGGTATGGGCGACGATATGAACACTGGTACTGGTGATATGGGTGCTGGCGGCGAAATGGGCGATGACATGGGTGACGGAAGCGAAATAGGTGATGAACCTGCTGGTGCAGAAGGTGATGAAGTTGGCGTTGATGGTAACAAAGCAATTGAAAAAGCAATTGGCAAATTAACCAATACTATTAGAAAAGCCGATATGACTCCAGAAGAAAGCAAATCATTTTTAGCTTCATTGATTTCATCGTTTAAAGAAAAACTACCCGAAATTGAGGTTGAAGATAGAAAAGAACTTGCCAACAAGTTAATGAAAATTAATGACTCAGGTGAAAAAGACCTTGAAGATAGTATGCCAGACGAAACTGAGGTTGACGAAACTGCCGAAGTTGGCGAAGAAACTTGCTCAGAATGCGGTGGATTTACACAGTACGCTGAATCTCGTGGTTATACACAGGAAAGCATTATGGAATGCGGCGACGACGAAATGGGAAGTCTTATTTCTGGTTATGCTAATGCACATAAAGAAGGTAAAAATAACGGTGATGCTGAAACAGTGTCTTTATATACCAATCCAAAGGTTAATGAATCATTAGTCGAAGAATATGGTCATGAGGATTATGTTAATGAGGTTCTGAAACCAGAAATCATGAAACTAAGCGAAGCCACTGACGAAGACAAACAATTAAAGATTGCTGAAAGTTGGAAAGTTGCAAAAATTGGTAAGAAAGCCGCCGTTAGCACTGGAAATACTTTAATCAAAGAAGAAAACGATCAGAAATTTAAAGTATATTTCAAAAAAGACAAATTTAAGACAGAAGATAAAGGTACATTGAAGAAATCTTTCCTTACAAAGGATGAAGCCGATGCCTATGCTAAAAAGATGAATGCTGGCGTAAACCATGTATTTGGAAATGATGCTGGTTACGTGGTTGTAGCCGAACCAAAAAAAATCAATGAAACCGAAGACGACGAAGTTGAAAATGATAATGATAACATTGATGATCTTAGTGCGCTTGGCGATCTTGATTTGGGTGCAGAAGGCGATACCGATGCAAACGTAGACGATGTTGATGATGTTACTGCTGTTACAAGTGGCGCACCTATTGAAACTCCTGCTGAGGATAGTATGTTCGCAACTGATTCTCAATCATTGGGAGCAGTTAATCCATCACCAATGGCTACAACAGAACCTATTTCAATGGGTGCTGAAACTGGCGTTGTTGTTGATGTTAATGCTCAGTCAAAAACTGTTAATGTAAAAATGAATGAAGGTAAAAAGCCTACATTCATTAAAGGTCAAAAACCAGACTTTGGTAAAAAGGATGATAAACCTAAAGATGAAAAAAAGGGTGCGAAACCTACATTTGTTAAAGGTCAGAAACCAGATTTCGGTAAAAAGGATGGCGAAAAAGAAGAAATTTCCGAAGACGCATCGGATGTTAAAGCAGCATTGGCTAAAGGAACTGCTAAGAAAACAACTCCTGTAACAAGCGTGGCTAAAACACCAGCTGGCGGTGAAAAGGGAAATTCAGCATCTGTTGTAGCATCCTCATTAGCAAAAGGAACTGCTAAGAAAGCTGGGGCAGTTACAAGCGTAGCTAAAACACCAAATGGCGGCGAAAAAGGAAACTCCGCATCAATTGTAGCGGCAGCTTTAGCTAAAGGTAAAGTATCTATGAGCGAATCAGAAACAAAATTGAGAAAATATGTTAAAAATCATTTACTCGAAATTGCTGGTTTGAAAAAAGCTACTCTAAACGAAAGTGCTAAATCTCCAAAATTGAAACAATTAGACAAACTGATCGAAAGTCAGTATGCGGATTTTAAAAAGCTTAGTATAAAATAACAAATCGTATATGTTTTAAACAAATGCCTCTTATATAGAGGCATTTGTTTTTTATAAAAAATTGTAATAAAATGAATTTAATACTATTTAATATAAAAGTAATCTTATGGCAACTGTATATGACGAAGAAGGTCTTAAATTAATCTATGTATTGAAAATCGGATATAATTCGAAAGACGAAGGAATGTTCGAGTTTATTTTCTCCAATGATCCTACGAATATTAATATTAAGGAATGGTGTTGGGATTTGATTCCAGCCTACGATAATGCAATACCACCTACCGAAGACTATATCGGGGCTGTAATAGGCTTAAAAACGTCAACGTTTGACTTATTCTGTTTACATGAAGACGTTACCAGAGAATATATGCATGGTGTTCATACAATTCACGCATTAGCATATGAAACCGAACGAACAAGTGATAATGGTTATACCCAATTTGAAAAATTGATGGAAGATGACGAAGATCAGCCATTGTTGGTATTTCATTATGGAATGACTTTAGCCAGAGTAAAAGAAATATTCAGTGCCAGAAAAATAATCTTACGGAACGATAATTTTGTTGAGGTGTCATCAATCAAATTTTAAACAATCGGCATGGCTACAAAAAGAAATAATGATGATAATTCGGAAATTGATAATAATCAGTTCCCAGACCATATACCAGCTGTCGCTTTATCAAGTGCTAGCGAACAGATAAAAAAAGACGAATTAAGAAAATTAGCCAAGGAGCTAAGAAAATCTGGCGGTAAGGTTGAACCAGTTATCATAACAACAAACGGAACAATAAAAAAAGCCAGTGAACTTAATATGGCTGAAAAGAAATGCGAAATCGTAAGATGTACTTCTGACCCAGCCTATTTTATTGAGACCTATTTAACAATTTTTGACCAGACGCAAGGGCTTGCTGGTCGAATTGTTCCTTTTAAATTATTTCCTTTTCAGCGTAAATTAATTAAAGCATATTTATCATTCCGATATAATATTGCTAATAAATATAGACAGGCAGGTATTTCTACAGCAACATGTGCATTCATTGCTTGGTATGTGATGTTTAATAGTAATAGAACGGCAGCGATTGTTGCCGATAAACTTGAAACTGCTCGTGACGAGTTAATGAATGACGTTGTTGAATTCATTGACGGCTGTCCTGACTGGCTTAGACCGAAAACAGGTAAAATGGCTGGTGCTGAAAAGAACTACAAAGATACTCAGAAGTTAAAACGTTATGATAATAACTCCGCATTGGGTGCATTTTCAGCTAAGAGTGGACTTCGTGGTACAACTCCAACACTATTGTTTTGGGATGAAACTGCTTGGACTGAAAAATCTGATAAATTTTGGACTGCTGCCAGACCTACTATGAGTACAGGGGGTAGTACTATTATGGTAAGCACGCCATCTGGCTTAGACCCCGTTTTCTATAAAACATTTGAGGGTGCTAGAAAAAAGGAAGAAAAAAATAACTTTAATGCAATTGAATTATGGTGGTATAATGATCCACGATATAATAAAGACCTTGTTTGGCTGAAAAACAAGAACAAGGATACTGAGATTAAGCTAGTTGACGATAATTGGGCTGACGACTATCGAATCAAATTAATGGATGACGGCTGGGAAGCTTCATCACCTTGGTTTGAGGAACAGGTAAGAGACGCCAACGGTG